AACATAACACAGATAGCTGCTATTATAGAAGAGCAAACTAAATCTTTACAAAATGTTATTGATGTTGCACACGCTCTAATAGAGAGAGTTAAAAAACTTGAAGTAACAATAGCTATTAATGATGCTATAAATACAAAAGTAAATGAGTAAAGATTGGTGGGATGATCTACCAAATCATCCTGCAAATCAACCTGATGTAGAGCCAGAGTTTACCTCTGAGCATTTTACAGAGCTTGAAAGCGTCGAGATAGAAGGGATAGACACTAAAGATCATCCTGATTATTGCGACGCTTTTGTGGCTAAAGCTGTTTGGCTTGGTAGAGAGCTTACAGACGATGAGTTAGAAATTGTTAACGACGATTCTGACTTTGTATATGAACATACTATGAAACATGTAGAACTTTTAAATGACTAATTATGAACCAGAAATCAATTGATTCGTACGAAAAGCTTGCAAAAGATAATGGCTTGTCTCGCAGACAAGTACAAGTATTGCAAACACTTAAAAATGAATTAGGTATGGGCAGTAATCGTATGATTGCCCACAAGCTTGGTTGGGATATTAACCGAGTAACAGGTAGAGTTAAGGAACTCAGATCAAAAGGCTTAATAGAATATGCCGGCGATTTTGAAGACAAAGAAACTAACAGAACAGTGAACCTATGGAAAGTGTCATTGTAATGCATGAAGTTAAAAATACAGAGCAAAAGAAAGCATTAAATGCTTGGGCTAGAGCTGGGTACTGCGGTAGTATTATCGCAGGTACCGGTTTTGGTAAATCTAGATGCGGTGTACTTGCAGTTTGTCATGTGTTAGATAAAGAATCTTCTTCTTCAAAAGCACTAGTTCTTGTTCCTACTACACAATTACAAAAGCAGTTTAAAGAAGAGTTTATAAAGTGGGATAAAGAAACATATCTTGAAGATGTAGAAATCTTATGCTATCAAAGCGCTTATAAACTTAAAAATAAAAATTATTGTATTGTAGTGTGTGATGAAGTGCATTTAGGCTTGTCGCCACAGTATCGTAAATTCTTTGAAAACAATACATATGATAATCTTTTATGTATGACTGCTACACTACCAGAAGAGTATGAATATAATTTAAAATTGCAACAAATTGCACCTATAAGCTATAGGATTACATTGGATAAATGTGTATCTTTAGGGCTCGTTTCTCCGTATGAGATTCATTGTATCCCTGTTGAACTTACAGATAGTGAACAGGCTGATTATAAGAAGATTAACAACAAGTTTGTCTACTGGAAATATCAGCTAGGAAACTTTGACGCCTTTAATGAAGCTAAAAGAGTCCTTGCAGATAGAGATGCAACGCCTGAGATGAAACAAGCAGCTGCACAATTCTATGCATGCATTAGAAATCGCAAGAAGATTGTAGATTTTGCTAGTCAAAAAGTGGATGCGTTACAAAAACTTGTAGTTAGAAATGTAGGAAAAAAGATACTAGTATTTGGAGGTGCTAATGCTTTTACTAATGAACTAGCAGAAGCAAATGAGCCATTTTCTACAGTATATCATAGCGGAAAGACAAAGAAGCAGAAAGAGAAAGCTATTGAAGATTTTAAAGATGGTACTAAAACTGTACTTTGTAGTACTAAAGCCCTAAACCAAGGATTTGATGTGCCTGATGCAGGTATAGGTGTAATTTGTGGTTTAACTAGTAAGTCACTATCAATGATACAACGTGTTGGTAGGCTTATTAGATTTCAAGAGGATAAAATTGGTAAAATTTATATTCTATATGTAAAAAATAGTCAGGAAGAAAAATGGCTAAATAGCAGTGTTAAGAACCTTAAAAATGTAAACTGGGAATGATATTTAAAATACTTGTAATCTATTTGTTAATTACTAGGCATATAAAATTATGTATGTCTGATAGAAGCATATTTATACAAATAAAACAATACGCGTATACTGACACTGACGAAGAGTTAGCAGAATATGTGCGTATTAAACATTTTATGATATGGAGATTCAAATAGATGTAAACTTACTTATTGAAGAGGGTATAAGCGCAGATGATTTTACTGCGCTTTATATCCTCTATAGAAATGGACATGATTTAGTAGTAGAGATGAAACTGAAACCTGATTGGATTGACTTACAGAGTAAAGGATTTGTAAAATTAGGAGCATCACATAAAACTCATGTTGTAAGACAAAAGTTTATAGACCTATTTACAAGTAATTTTGATAAGATGTTTAACGAACTTCTTATTAAGTATCCTATGAAAGTTAATACAAACAGATCAGTTAGAATTTTGCATGCTAAAGATCCGTCTTGTAATGCTAATCTTAAAGCTAAAAAGAAATATCAAAGAATTGTAGGCAATAAATTACACGTTCATAAAAGAATAATGTCTTGTTTAGACACACAATTAGAAATAGAACGTGATAATTTAGGCTATCTACAAAACTTAGAAACTTGGCTTAATAATCATACTTGGGAAAAGTATGCAGACATAGACAAAACCAATGATACAGACACCAGAATCACAAGAAAGCTCTAAAATTTTACAAGAAAGAGGATTTCAGAGCATTGAAAAGGCTGTTAACCAGTCTATTGCTGTTGTAAAACAAGCAAAAAAGGGAGAAAGAGACGTACTAAAAACTATGTGGCCTAGACTTAACAAGAATTTGTTAGGCGGATTACAAAAAGGTAAGATGTATGTTGTAGCTGGCCGCCCCGGCGTGGGTAAATCAGCATTTAGTAATCAATTAGTATTTGATTTGTTGGATGCAAATAAAAATGCAAACATAATTATATTGTACTGGACATTCGAGATGCCTGGCTATCAACAAATTATGCGTTCTGCATCAAAAGACGTAAAGAAACAGATAAGCGATTTGTTATCAGTAGACTCACCTCTTACTGATATAGATTTTAGAAATTATATAAGCAAAGTTAAAAAATACGCAGGGTACAATATTCATTTTAATAACTACCCTCGTAGTATGGAATATATTATAAACACTAACGAACAATTATATGAAACTGATCCTGACATTATTGTTGTTAATTTGTATGATCATAGCCGTCTCATTAGCGGTAAGGAAGATACAGAGCTTCGACGACTAAACACTGTGTCTAAAGGTTGCATGCATATGCAGTCTAAATTTAATGTTGTTAACATCTTACTATCTCAGTTAAACAGGAATATTGAGCAAGAGCATCGTGCTAAAAATCAATATCAACCGTTATTAACTGATTTGTTTGGCGGTGACAGCATTGGTCAAGATGCACATGTAGTTATGATACTAAACAGACCTTTTGATTTGTATGGTATTACATCTAAATATTGTGACGAAGATCCTAAAGGCTTATTAGCCTGTCATGTAGAAAAAAATCGTGACGGTTTGCTTGGTATGATTAGTTACGAAGCAGACATGAGCACATTCACTATTAAAGAAAGAAGATAAAATGGAATTACCAAAAACTAAAATAAAGGCGTCTAGAAAGTCGCCAAAGAATATGATAATATACGGTGCGCCAAAGATTGGCAAAACTACTGTATTATCACAGCTTGATAATTGTCTAATTATTGACTTGGAAGACGGCTCTGACATGGTTGACGCGCTAAAAGTAAAAGTGGGAAGCCTGAGAGAACTTGGAGAAGCCGGTAAAGCAATTCATGAAGCTAAAAAGCCATATAAATACGTAGCTATTGACACTATTTCTAAACTAGAGGAATGGTGTGAAGCTGATGCTAAGGTATTATATATGCAAACTCCAATGGGTAAAAACTTTGAACAAAAGAATCCTGGAGCTTCAGTCCTATCACTGCCTAACGGCGCCGGCTACTTATACTTAAGAATAGCCTACAAAAAATGGATGGACAGACTGAACACTCTAGCACCTCATGTTATCTTAGTTGGACACCTAAAGGACAAAATGCTTGAGAAGAAAGGTAAAGAAGTGGCTGTTAAAGACCTAGATCTTACTGGTAAAATCAAGCAAATTACATGCGCAAACGCTGACGCGGTAGGTTATTTATACAGAGAAAATGATAAAACGATGGTATCATTTGATTCTATGGATGACATTACTGCAGGCAGCCGCTGCGATCACTTAAAAGGTAAGACCATGCCTTTAGAATGGTCAGAAATATTTATTGATTAATCGCTTTAAACTTAAACCAATGATTGAAGCAAGAACAAACAACGAGAACGCTACTCCAAAAGCGACTACGCCAGAGACTATTACAACGTCTATGATTATAGAAGATCTAGAAAATGGAATTGATCGTAATGGTGTTAAAGAAAAGTATGGACTAGAAAACTGGGAAGTAGTTCAAATGTTTAAACATCCTGCACTTAAAGGTAAAAAAGCACGTAAAGTGAGAAAGATGTCTTTTAACTTTGTTGATGATACTCCTACAGTAGATCCTAATCAGACTAGTATCCCTACAGCGGAAGAAGAATTTCATAATAGAGCTGATTTAAGATCTCAAGATGCTATAGATCATACTCCTATTGAAGAAGAAAGTCCTCACTTTGAAAACCCTGAGTTTACAACAGCTCAGATGGATCAAATGGAAGGGGAAGCTTGGGAAAGTTTACAAGACCCAAGTGAAACTACTACAAATAATCAATTTAACGTTTAAATTTAGAACAAATGGCTATAAAAAGCAATTCAAGCGAGCAAGAAGTAACAGGCGGAGGAGTAAAATTATACTCAGGCCTTAGCAACTTCAATATTATTGCAATTAATCCTACTATGACAGAGCTGCATACTCTTGGAATTAATGTAAAACAAGATCCTAACTATTATGTAGAATTCAATGGTGAAGAATACTTTAAACTAACATTCTGGATTAAGAATGAAGACCTTACTACACGTATGGAAATTCTTATGCAGAATAAAGAGAGAGTATCTCAATCAGGTAAGAATCAATGGCTAAATAATATTGGTCAAGATACATGGTCTGATGGCGTTCCTACTTATGACTGGTACAAAAATCCTGAGACAGCTCGCAAAGCATATACAGGCGAGTATACTTTGATTAATTTTGTTAAAGCATGGGCTAACGTTGCTTACGGCGATGAAGTTATGTTTGACACTATGGATAAGATTGTAAAAGGCGATGTTACAGAGCTTAAAGCTTTAGTAACTATGCTAGCTAACAATCAAGTTAGATTACTTATAGGTGTTAAAGACGGTAAATACCAAAATGTGTATCTTCACAACTTTGGTAGAGTTAAGCCTCAGAGAGATGACTTGTTTGTTAAAGCACTTAACGATGAGTACAAAACTTTCAATGCAGAATTTAATACTGACCTAGCGTGGGGTACATTTGTTCCTCAACTAGCAGTTGTAACTCCAGATGAAGAGACTGTTTCTGAAAACGATACCTGGGTATAATAATTAGAAACTATGATAAAGAGCAGAGGAAGTGAAGAACATCTACACACAGATGTAATACTCTCTAAAATTAGTGAGTATGATATATTCAAATACTACTGCCCCAACTTCATAGAGCTTAACAAGAAGTTTTGTAGTGATTTAAGGAAAGACCAAAAGCCTGGTGTAAGTATTGTTTACTGGAAAGGTAAACTCTTATACAAGGATTTTGGTCATCCTGATCACACATTTGACTGTTTTAACTATGTTAAGTTCAAGTATTCTTGCAATTTTGTAGAAGCTTTAACTATAATTGACAATGATTTTAACTTAGGACTTACGTCTGTAAATGCTAATACATTATTTACTATGGGCTACAAAGGCGCTATAACTAACAAGCGTCCTGTAAATCAAAAAGTAACTATTATTAGGAAAAAGACAAGGCCTTGGTCTAAGTCAGATAAATTATTTTGGGAAAGATATTTGATTACTAAGAAGACTTTACTTAAATTTGATGTATCACCTATTTCACATTATTGGATTAATGAAAATAGATTTAGCTGCAAAGAAACAACCTATGCATACAAAATTGGTAAAAAATACAAGATCTATTCTCCTAACGAAGAATATAAATGGTCTAGTAATACTACCAACAAACATGTTCAAGGTTATAACCAGCTTCCAGATGCAGGAGATTTGCTTATTCTTACCTCTTCTCTTAAGGATGTAATGTGTTTATATGAAATGGGCATACCCGCTATTGCTTTGCAAAGCGAGATGATTATGCCTGACGAAAAACTTATTACACATCTTAAGGCTAGATTTGAAAGAATAGCTATATTTTATGATAACGATTTTACTAATCCTAACAACCCTGGGCAAACCATGGCTGCAAAGATTAAAGATAAATATTATTTTACAAACATAGCTGTTCCAGATGTATATCACTGTAAAGATTTGTCTGACTATATTGCTCATTTCAATTCTTATGGAGGCATGAAGGCTCTAATAGAACTAACAATATATGGCGAAATACACAGACACAATATACAAACTGAAGAAACAAATTATGCCGATACGACGCAAGAAAGGAAACAAGAAAGTTAGAAATGCTACTGCAGCAGTCTACAAAGGATTAAAGTTTAGATCAAAATTAGAATTATTTACTTATAAAAAACTTGAAGAAGCAGGTATATCTGCACTGTATGAGAAAAGAAAGTTTGAGCTTTTAGAGGGTTTTCGCTTTCCTCATACATGTGTAGAACCTAATACTCATAAAGAGTATGTAGATAATACTACTAAAGTTAGAAGTATAACATATACTCCTGACTTTGTAGACCCGCAAGGACAGTGGATTATAGAAGTAAAAGGATTTGCTAACGATGTCTTTCCTTTAAAATGGAAGATGTTTAAACAGCATATCATGCAAAATGGGTTGGAGTATAAGCTATTTCTCCCCAAGAATCAAAAACAAGTTCTTGAAACAATAGAACTAATTAAAGAATTAAGCCGCAAGTAGCGGCTTTTTTATTGTTTAATATTTAAATAAAAGCTAAATGGCTATTAAAACGATTGACAAAGAGATCGTAGGAGCAGAGGGTGTTGCTAAAAAGATTAACAAAGGCGCAGAAAAGATGGTCTTTGATATTCTACAGTCAACACAGTACTCTACACCTATTCCCTCGACAGTTCGTGAGCTCACAACTAATGCATGTGACGCGCAACGAGAGAAAGAGATTGCAGTAGAGATTCTTACTGGCAAGTCTCAACAAGCAGATTACTACATTACCCGTAACGGTGAGCAGTATGAAGATAGTAATTTTGATTCTGATTATTACAATCTAGATCACTTAAACACAGAACAAACACAAGTTTACATCAGTTATGAAAAACATCCTGGCGTTGGATATTGCGACAAATTCATCGTTTTGGATCATGGTGTAGGTATTGGCGGTCGTAGGTTAGAAGGTATTTTAGAATTGGGTTACTCAACTAAGCGTAACACATCAGAGAACTTTGGTGCGTTTGGCTTAGGTGCTAAAGTACCTTTGTCTACGGGTGTCGACTTCTACACTATAGAAACAGTACATAATGGTAGAAAGATAACGTGTAACTGCTACAACTACAAAACAGATTTTACAACTCCTAAGTTTAATACTACTACAGGAAATATTAATCCTAGTTTTAGTTTGTCTGATGGTAGCACAGTTTACTATGAACCTACAGTAGACAAGAACTATACTCAGATTTCGTTCGGCGTTAAGCGTCATAACAGATCTAAGTTTATGGACTCTGTAGAAGAACAGCTGTTGTATCTTGACAATGTTAAGTTTAGAGTTGTTGAGCATTTTGAAGATGGAGAAGTCGACATTAAAGAAAAGAACTTTCAAGCTAAAGTACTTTTTAACTCTGAGAACCTTATTGTAGCTGACACTTACGTGTTTAATAAACCGCATATTGTGGTTGTTAAGAATAGTGAGGCTACTACTGGTATTAACTATGGTTTTATTGATTTCCGTGAATTGGAGATGGAGACATTATGGGGCCCAATTGCTTTTAAATGTCCTGCTCGCCAAGTTATGAGAGATCCTGAGACAGGTAAAGATGTAGTACTACAAGAAGGTGTAGATGTCACACCATCACGTGAGAAAGTGATATGGAATGATGCTACTAAAGCATATGTTCAAGGTGTTATTAAGAAAGCAGCTGCAGAGGCTACTAAGCTAATACAAGCAGAGCTTAAAGACACAGACATTGTTCAGTGGCTTGTATCCTGCAGAGATATTCTTAGTAAAGCAAATGGATCTTCAACGCTAGGTAGGATTGCTAATATTATTGATCGGCAGTCTATTAACCCTCAGTTTACACCTGACAAAAGTATTAGGTATGCAATGCCTAAGATTTTCTTTAAAGGTATGAATGCCAAGAAGGTTACAAAGATGAGAGATTACAGATCTGGTAAAGACAGTCTTGAGAGAGATGAGTTTGACGGATGGTCAGGTGTAAGTACTACTAATATTTACATTAAAACAGATGAGCAGTTTAATAAGTACAAAGATTTGTATTTACTACAACAAGCTCAAAAAGACGACTATCAAGAAAACATTGTAGTTATCAGTCCTCCTACTATTGCTATGCCTAAAGCTATTAGTTTGTTGCCTCCTGGGCCAGAGAAAGGAAAAGCAATGGCAGCGTATAATGCTGAAGTTACTAGACAGCAGGCTAAGTTTGCATACTTTCAGGCTTCTCCTCATGTTAAAAGCTATGATGATGTAGAACTTAGCGATGAATGGTTAGAAGAGTACAAGGCAGAGGCAGCTAAAGCTGAGCAAGTTGCAACGTTTGAGAACATTACACCTGCAGAACGTCGTAAGATAGAAGAGCGGATGGTTGCTTTTACTCTAAGAACAGATAATAAACGCAACGATGGCAAAAACTATACCTGGGATAAGATCGAGCCTAAAGCTAAAGATCTTATGCAAAGTGAGAAGACTATTTATTATGGTAGTACTGCTGACGAGGAAAAGTTTATGCTTGCTGCTGATATTATTGGCTGCTATGCTCCTACATTTAAACAAGTTTACCCTGAAACTACATGGTATTCTTGGGATGAGTGTCTAGTTGGCAAGATGTTTTATTATGAGCAGCCGCCTGTTCGTGTGTACTCAACTTATGGTGAGGATAAAGGGCAACCTGCAGAGTGGGCTAGACCTGATAAAGCAGATCAAGATTGGGACACACCGCAGCTTATTAGAGTTAGAGAAACGTATATTAAACACATTGCAAAAGGTGCTAATTGTAAGCACATTGATGAATTCTTTTTGCAATTAAATTCAGATGGAGGATACACTATGGATTCACACTTAATTAAATGGTATACTGGTAAAAAGATCCAGGCCGTTAAAGAAATGCGACACTTGTCTGCACTTAAACATATTAACCCTGAGCTATTTGATAAGTTTAAGGAATGTTATAAGGCTGCAGAAGTGGTGTCTAGCAGATCTATGGAGTGGATTGATATGGAAAAAGATGATAATTCTACAGTTTCAGAAATTAAAAAAAATGTAGAAAGGATTGCTAAGTTCCAAGCTTTTTGTGAAAAAGTTACATCTCCTGTTTTAATTGCTGCTAAAAGTAGAGAGTTATTTGTGTTAGACATGCCTAATGCGGGTGCATATGATACTAGACTTGTTGCTAACTGCCAAGAGTTGGTAGAGTATAACGAAGAAGTATCGATTATGCTATCTACTATAGGCCAGTTTAATGTACATCCTGACGCAGCTCCAGACATTAGTTCAGAGCTACAGAAGGAGATTAGTGTATACCTAGATGCAAAAGATAGACTTCAATGGGGAAGCTAGCCTTTGTAACTAGGAAAGCTTTTGATATTAGATTTTCAGGTAGATCGACGGATTTCATATCTCCGTCGTTTGGTTATGGCTGCTTGTATAACTGTTCATACTGTTATATGAAGCGCCATAAACCTGACGGTCTATCAATTGCTAAAAACACAGGCGATATACTTACTGAAATAAACAATCATGCTTATTTCACACCAGTAACAAAGCCAAATCAGACGCATCCTGTTTTTACTACATACGACATTAGTTGTAACGAAGACTTTGCTTTGCATGCTAAGTATCACGACTGGGAAAGAATCTTTGAATTCTTTAGAGATCATCCTGTTGCGATGGGTAGCTTTGCTACTAAATATGTAAATCCAAATCTAATTAAATTTGACCCGCAAGGTAAGATACGTATTAGATTTAGTCTTATGCCACAAAGTAGATCAGACATTCACGAGCCAGGCACATCTAAAATTATTGATAGAATTAAAGCTATTGATGCATTTATAGATGCAGGCTATGATGTACATGTTAATTTTAGCCCCGTAATTTTATACGATGGCTGGATGGAAGAGTACGAAGAATTGTTTGATATGCTTAATGACTATGTAGACTACAAAGAACAGGTTCTAGCAGAAGTTATATTCTTGACACATAATGAGAATAAACACAAAGCTAATCTTGAAAAGCATCCTAAAACAGAGGACGATTTATGGAAGCCAGAAATACAAGAGCCTAAAATCTCTCAGTATGGAGGTAGAAACATAAGGTATAACAGACATCTAAAAGCTGCGTATATGAGTGCATTTAGACGTAGACATGACGAAATAATACCTTGGAATACAATTAGATATATGTTTTGATGAACACTTTAAAAACAAAAACAGGAAAACCTATGACTCCCAAGCAATTGTGGGCTCGTAGACGAAACTGGGAACTAAGATCGTTGCGACAGATTACTCAAGAACTTGATTTTAGATTTCATTGCAGATGCTCTGAAACTAAATTATATGGTACAGTTCCAAGATCTGCAACGCTTTCCCAAACAGAGTTAGATAAATATAAGAAAGCTATTGATTTATTGAGGAGTTTGACAGACAATTGGTCTGCAGAACATAATCAATTAAAACACAAAATAGACTTCTCTAAGTTTGTCTAACTAATTAAAAATCAGTAAATTAGTAACCCAAATAAACAATTAAATTATGATTACACTAAACGTAATTGACGATGTGATCTCAGGATCATATGGAGATAAAAACTTCTCCGTAACGTACAGCAAAGAGCTGTATGAAAGTATGATGGTTCTCAAAGGACTAGCAGATGATGCTGTTAGCATGGCAGAATATCAAGACACTCTACAAAAATTTGCAAAACTTGCTGTAGAAGATTATACTAAAACAATTGAGACTGAGTGTGAGCACATTCATGTGAACAAAGCTACAGGCCAGTTCTTTCTTAAGAGTAACGGTGTAGTGTCAAGCTATCCTATGCCGCAAGCTTTGGTAGATAGAATATTTGAGTCTATTGACAAAGGTTTGTCTTTCTTACCGCTTGTAAAGATGTGGACTAGATGGTTGCGTAATCCTATTCTTAGAAAGAAAGGTGTAGACGCAGACTTTTCAGAGCGCTTCTTTAACTTTGTAAACTTAAAGTATGTGCACCCTAAACTAAAAGAAGAGCTCATGGAAGAGCACGGTCTTAGTGAAGAGGTTGCAGATCGCAGAGCTACCATGTATCAAATGAAAGTTACTAGCGAAGGTTTACTTAACGGCTACAAAGTGTCTAGAGAGATTATGCACAAGTTTGATCGAGAAACTGGTGAACAAGTTGACCGATACAAACGTACATTTAATCCTGATACAGGCGAGATAGAGGGCAATGGCCTACCTGAGCACGTAGAGGATCGCTTATTTGAACCTGCCGTTATGGGTTCAGGTGGAGATGCGTTCTATTGTGAGGGTGTAAATGGCTATGGCTCTCCTCAGCATTTTATTAAAGTTGGTTGTAGACACAGATTGCCAGATTGGTCTCATGTAGATACAAATGACAATCGCTCTTGTGTTAAAGGTCTACACTTAGGTGGTCTTAAGTATATCGCATGCTACAGCGGCGAGATACACAACATCTTTGTAGATCCTATGCACATAGGTGCAGTGCCTGATGATAATACAGGTGCTATTAGATGCTTAGAGTATTTTGTGCACTCTTCTCTTGTAGGTGTTAACGGCTCAATCTACCACAGTTCTACTTATGCAGAAATGACAGATGCGCAGTGGGCAGACATGCGAATTGAAGCAGTAACAGAGTATTCAGAGTGTAAAGAGTCTTGTGACAAAAGTGTTGCAGAACTTAACGCTATATAATAATTAGGGGGCCTAGTGCCCCCATAATTTTTTTAATATGAAAGTAGCACTAATAGACGCAGACAGCCTCCTGTATTACGAAATGGGTAAAGATACCCTGGAAGAGGCGATGATGGGAATAGATGATAGAATAACGACTATACTTGAGACTACAAGTGCAGATGCTTACTTTGGATTTTTAACAGAAGGAAAATGTTTTAGATATAGACTTGCTAGGACAAGGCCTTATAAGTACAATAGAAAACTTAGTACTAAACCTCCAATCTTTTATGCTTTACGAGAGTACATAAAACAAAAATGGGGTTTTAAAGGTATTCTAGGCTTAGAGGCAGATGACTGTGTAAGTGTGTACTCTACTATTATAGCAGAAACAGAAGGCCAATCATATGTAATATGCAGCCCTGACAAAGATGTGCTTAGGCAAGTGCCAGGCAGGCATTTTAATTTTCAAAAAATGGAATGGATT